CATCTTGCCTGAAACTTCAGCAGTTACTTGACCTGCTTTACCTAATGCTGTTAAATTCTCACCGCCTTCAATTGATACTTTTTCAGCCTGTGTAAATATTTTTTGTATTTCGTCAGGTTTAATATCGGCTTCCATTAAGTTGCTGTACTGCTCAACTAATGGCCAAACATTCTTTTCCCATGAACCTACATAGATTTTTTGTTGCTCAGTTAACATTTCCCATGACTGAGATTCTGTTAATATTGCTTCTGACTTAAGATTGTATGCTGTTACTTCAGTAAGTTTCATGTTATGCTCCGGCTCCTGCTGGTGGTGTTGTTGGTGCTACACTGCCGCCTGTTGAAGTAGCCTTAGGTGGTGTTGTTGGTGCTACACTGCCTCCAGTTGAAGTAGCCTTAGGTGGTGCTCCACCTTGACTAAGTGTATCACTTAAATATTTTTTCTCTCCAGGTGTAAGTTGATCTAATTGACTCTGTATTCCTTGTGGAATTTCACCACCTGCTGGATCTGTTGCTACTGCTGGATCTTTTGCTACTGCTGGATCTGTTGCTTTTGGTGGTGCCATTGCCTTGCCACTCTTATCATCTTTACCATCTTTGTTCGCATCGACTTGTGGTGGTTGTTTTGCTTGTGCATCTTGAGGTGACGCTTTTTTAGAACCCTGTACTATTTTTAATAATGCGGCATCAAGAACTTTCTTATTAAATGGTCCACCTGCAACTGCTCCTGAATCTTTTAATGCGGCATCAATAACAGTATCTTTGCCTTTAAATCCATTCTGAAGTAACCAATTCTTAAACTCTACTGGATCATTAGCCTTCATGCTACCACCAGTGGCACCTTGATGATTTTGCCATGATTTACGTAAGTTATTTGCTTCAGCACCTGTGTCAACGTTGCCTGCAACGCCAGACGCGAAATTTTTTGCACCTACTTTAGCGGCTGTTTTAGCAAGAACCTTCTTGCCAAACTGTGCTAAGCCTGAAACAGGCGCCTCGGAAACAGGTTTTTTAGTAGATTCGGCAACAATTTGTGTAACTTTCATAAATTAGTCCTTTGTTTTAACTATAACTATTTATTCCAATCAGATTCTTTTAAATAATATTACGATGGCAGAGACAAAATTTGTAGTTGTTCCTAAGAATGCAGTCATATCCGCACTTTCAGAGAGTGAAGCATATCAAACGGTACAGCAATTAAAAGATGTAAAACCAGATGAAGAGTATGTTGTACTCGAAGTACATCCGGAAAGACCAAGTGGATTAGGACGCGATCCTGATTTATACGATTAGAACTGTTTGAATATTGAAACATATTAAAATGCTATAAGTTGCTCTTTGAGCAACTATGTTTTCGCTAACGCTCAAACATTATATCTTTTAATTAATGATATAATAATTGCGAAGCAATTTAGCATCATGTAGATTGTTTCAGTCAGACGGAACCTGTTTAAGGGTTCCATCTAATCTTGAACATCATGTGAGCTCGTCACAGCCAAGACTTGGAAATAGGTAATTGTTTATACACAAAGTACAATGGGCTCTGACCTTTCCCAACCTACGTCGACATATGTAACATAAAACGTACATTAACTAAGTTAATGTGCAGTTTATAGTACATTACCTTCCGCTTCGTTCCTGTTGCTAAGAAGTTTTTATGTACTGTGTTTGTGTTTTTCAATTGACAGCATTCAATCTATATCAACCAGTGAGCCCAATTTGTTTGATGGCTTCCGCACTCTGGTGCGTCGATCAATATGTACGAGTGTCCTTCTCAGGGGACCTTTTTCTCAGCGGTATTATTAAACTGGCCCGCTAACCTTATGTGCTGTTGTATAGCCTAAAGTTTGTTTAGTGCTTCTCGAAGAATTTTTGAACCGCCAACTCTAACATTAATAATACCGTTGTAGTATTCGTCGCTCTCTAACACACGGCGTTCAAATTGTTCTCTTGCCTCAAGGTAACTCATCAAGCCTCTACTGTTACAATAGTAAAGTATCTCTCTTGTGAATTTATCAGTGCCTAATGTTTGTACGTCTTCGTTGAGTTTGTCTGAACTTCCCCAGTAGTCACGCCAATCTGACTCTTTGTAACCTCTGCGTTTGTTCTTCCGGCCTTTAAGTGGTGGTTTAGTGGTCTTAAATTTTGCTAATTTCTTGCCTATGTACTTTTTGTTATTAGTAGTATTTGTGATTATATACACAAATCTTTCTACGCCTTCTGGGATTTCTTTTATTTCTTTGTTGTTGTAAGTCCACTGCATGAACTTACTTACTGTTACGATCTTTTCCGTGCCTCTTTCTTGGCATCAAAGTCGGATTTAATCTCGTCCATACGTATTTTAGCAAGGCTACGTATCTCTCTAAGCCATTTTCGACTTGATTGCATGGTACGTTCTCCGCCATGCTTCTGGTATAGTGCGAGTTCTTTGTAATATTCCAAGTACGCCTTGGTTAATTTGTCGTGTGTATCGTCTTCAATGCTCATTGTACTATATCAACATCGTTTGCATATGATGTAAAGCCATTTTCTTTTACAACCCTAAGTACATTCTGTACACGACCTTGTAATTCGTCTTTATGTGATATTAGATAGATGTTCTTTTTACGTTTTCTACCCATCTTCTTAAGAATTGCAAGACTTTGTTCAACACCTGCTGTGTCCATACCACTATCAATCAACTCATCAATGAACATTAAGTTAATATTTTGATATAAACTTTCCCACACATCACGGAATGCAAAACTCATACCAAGTATAAGTCTATTACGTTCACCTCTACTCAAGTTATCAAAGTCTAAGTCTTGACCAAGTTGTGTAATTAATACTGTTAGGTCGTTTTGGAATACAACACTGTGCGGTAGTCCTATCTTGTCTAAGTAATTTGTTAATCTGTTGTTTAGATATGCTAAATTTTGTTCAATAATTTTTTTACGAATAAAACTATCTTTATTTGTTAATAGTTTGTACAAGAAGTCTTGATGTTCTTTCATCGAAGTTAGGTCATTAACTGAATCCCAATCAACTTCTTGAATAGCACTATTGTTTAGTTCGTCAATTTGGTCAACGTATGGATCTGTTTCTGTTTCTTTTGTACCAAGTGCTGATTTTAAATTGTCAACATTACTTCTATGTTCATATGCTTCTTTTGCAGTTTCATAAAATGTGTTTGGCTTTGCTTGTTCTTCGCCTAACTCAGAAAGGTTAGCCTGTACCTTTTGAAACTTTGTATCAATCTCCATTAGGTAGGACATTGTGTCAGCATATTCTTCTTCTAATTTCTTTTGTATTGCATCAATCTTTTCTTCTGGTAAGTCCTGTCCACAAGCATGACATTTTGCTTCATCAAGATGTTCAAGTTCGCCACTTGTTTTTGCAACTTGTCTATCTGTTTGTGTCAATGCACTTTCAAGTGTTGCTTTTTCTTTAGTTAAGTTTCTTCGCGAAGCATCAACTTCTTCCCACGTAGAAAGTAATTCATGATTAGAAAGTTCTTGTTCAATGTCTAAGTGTTCTAATTCATCAATGCCTGATTGTAAGCGTTCACAGTCTTTTGCATTTTGTGTTTTCCAAGCAGTACTTTTAATTTGCAAACTGTTAATAGTTTCGCCTATCTTTTCGTTACTTATTTGTATAGCATTAATACGTGCAGTTTCTTCTGTAATAGCGTCACGAATTTCTTTTTGTTTTACTTTTAATTCTTCTGCTTTTTCAGAAAGTATAGTAATACCAAGTAACTGTTCAATGATTTCACGTTGATCGTTTGCTTTTAGACTTAAGAAAGGTTCAGTATATGTGTTTAATGCAACCAAGTGCTTAAACATTGTATGACTCATTTGTAGTAGTTCGCCAATGTCTGCTTGAGTCTTACGACTATCTCCTTGACTCATATCCTCAATTTCTTGTTCTTGGTCGTCAATGAAAAACTTTAATAAGTTAGGACCACGTCCTCTTTCAATTTTATAATTTACTCCTGCTTTTTCAAAGTTAAGAGTAACAAGCATACCTTTACCGTTTGTTTTATTGATAAGGTTATTGCGTTTAATGTTAGTTAGTGCCACACCATACAATGCGTAAGATAATGCATTAATGATTGTGGTCTTACCTGTACCGTTACGTGACCCACTGTCGTCACCACCTTGATCTAAGTTTTCTCCAAGGACTAAGGTTAATTGCTTATTATTAAAGTTAACTGCTTGAGTCTGGTTACCCACACTCATAAAGTTCTTTACTGTTAGGTCTTTAATTAATATCATTTTATAACTCGTTGTAAATGTTTAATAGTGTTTGCTTGTTGTAATTCTCTGAATCAATAGCATTAATTTCTTCTGCAACAATTTGATCTACACTTTCAAACTTTGTAATGTCAATGTTGCTGTTTATTTCGTCATCTTGCTGACTTGGAATTAATGTAAGTTCTCTACAACTGTAGTTCTTCATAAATTCTTCTTTAATAAAACTTGCTTCTTCGTAACTAATGTTAATATCAAGTGTAACTCGTAGGTACATTTTACTTTTTAGTAATGAGTCTTTTTCATCAATTAGTTGACTTAATTTTACAGTCCTGTACTTAGGACAATCTGTCCAATCAACGTATTGTGGCTCTCCGCCATGTTCTAATATCATCATACCACGTTTATCGTCCCATGTATCTGCATAGTTGTGCGGAAACGCATTACCAATATATGTTACATTTCCTTGTGTTTGACGTTTATGAAAATGTCCACTAAAAACATAATCTTGATGTACAAAATGTTTAGATTGTAATTCACCTGTATCAGGCATTTGAACCATTGCATTCATATAAAAATTAGGAAGTTCAAAATGACCAAACATATATTTTGTTTTAATCTTAGGAATCTTTTTCCATTCTTCGCCAACAAGCCACGGTACCATAGTACTATCGCCTATTGATGTAATTTCATCAATTACAGTTACACCGTTAATGTGTTTTGCAAATTCAACACTCTGGATATCTCTTTTATCTTTATAATATAAGTCATGGTTACCAGGAAAGTAAAAAAACTGTTCAAATGCTTTACCAAGTTTTTCAAGACAACGAATCGAATAATCCATTGTAACAATGTTTAGACTATTTCTATTATGATGCCAGTCACCCATAAAGATGCCTGTTTCACAACCTTCTTCTTTTGCCTTGGCAATATACCAATCTACAAAATCTTCACAGTCTTGATTATGAGCCACTGAATTGGACTTTAGTCCAAAATGGATATCTGTGAATACTGCACATTTTTTAAACAAATTATATCCTTCTAATTACTATACTCTTTATATTGTACTGCATTTTTAAAGCAAAGTCAACCTTAATTGGCTACCTTGGTGATTTGGCTTCAACTGTTGGTGGAACAAATGGTTTCTTAATACCTTTTTCTGCTTCTGCTTTCACTATTGCTTTTCTTTGGTCTTCAACTTGTCTTTCCCATTCACCCTGTGACTGTCTTGTAAATGATGGAGTCATGTCGTTCATCTCTAAAATATCATCTCTAATATTTTGAGCTCGTTTCTCAATATTAATAACTCTAACAAATGAATTAGTTACGGCCGCAGTATAATATGCAAATGGATTAGCAGACTTAGATTCGTCAAATTGTAAACCTATCTGTGTTAATTGTAAAATTGCTTGTCCACGCATTTCGTCATTGTAAGTGTATCCACGTACATTGCCTCTTGTTGCGTATCTATCACAAAGTTTCATCCACATACGAGCAAGGTTTTCAGTAGTTTTACCATTCTTCAAACTAAAATTACCGTTTTCCATGCCACCTTCCCAATGACTTTTTCCTACACAGACCAAATTATCACCTTCGTCAAACTTGTAATGTTGGAATGGCGGAAAGTTTAACTTAACTTTTGTATCTGCTACAGTCTTTGGATTCTTTTTACGACCCGGTTGTTCTGGAACATGATCAAAGGACATAATTCTAAAAATTAATTCTTCTTTTGTTATTTTCCTGTAATCAATAGCACACTCTGCTTGTTTTACTTTTTCGCCAGCAAGTTTACGTGCTTCGTAATCTGCGCCTCCTAACTTTTTGGCTTTGTTACGTTTTGCTTCAGCAATCGTTCGAACATTAATTTTATCTATAGTTGGTAGTATAATGTCAAAGTCAGCGTAAGTGTCGTCTGTATAACTACAATATGTTGTTTTGGACTTGTGTATTTCTTTCAATATGTCTTTATTGTTTAAATAATTTACTTTTTTCAAGTTATTCTCCTATTTGAACTCTTATTATAAACTACTCTTATTAAAAAGTCAATAAATACTTTATAGATAGGACACCAAAATAATATGGCAATAGATAATAAGAAAGACGGAACAGTTGTTGATAAGGCTGTAAAGTTAGCAAGAGATAGTGTACAGGCATTCTCAGATGGTGCCGACGGGTTTATGAAAGGTATACGTTCACGTACTATACCTAAAGATGGTGAGCCTGATGAACTACAGGCAACTAATGCAAAATGGGCGTCGGACCCTAATGGTAAAGATTGGCGTGTTAAATTAAGTATTCCTAACATTGATTCCTTTCAAAGTAGCCCTATTTTAGCACCGTTGGTAGCAACTGGTGGACTTGCGTTTCCATATACTCCAACAATTATTATGAGTCACGCCGCATCGTACAGTGCAATAACCCCTGTACATAGTAATTATCCGTTCTTTGCGTATCAGAACTCACAAGTGGATGCTATGACACTTACAGGTCAGTTTTATTGCCAAAACAATTTAGAAGGATTATATTGGTTAGGTGCATTACATTATCTAAGATCAATTACAAAAATGTTTTATGGTGCAGGATCTAATCAAGGTGCTCCACCTCCAGTAGTAAAATTAAATGGCTACGGAGATTATGTGTTCAAAGATGTTCCGTGTATGGTAACAAACTTTACACTTGACATGCCTACTGATGTTGATTACATTGCAGTTGATATGACAATGTTAGGAGAATGGAATAGTTTTGACGCAATAGAAGAAGGTGCTGATCTTACATCTACAGATGGCGACAAATCTTATGTTCCAACAGAAAGTCAAATGACAGTAACAATTCAACCAATATACTCAAGAGCACTTGTTGAGCAATTTAGTTTAGATAAATTTGCAAAAGGTGGATATCTTGGATCAAATAATAAAGGATTTATTTAATGTCAAGTTCACCGTGGGCTAAAACAAGAATTAATAGGAACGGTAACTATTTAGATATTCTAAATATTAGACCAGTTCCTGCAGACAGCGATGATGTAGTTTACGAGATAGAAGCACAGTATCATCAAAGACCAGACTTACTTGCATACGACATGTATGGCAATCCAAAGTTGTGGTGGGTATACGCACAACGTAACATAGATATATTAAAAGATCCCGTATTTGATTTTAGAGTTGGTACTGAGATCCGTGTTCCAAAGGGTAGTAGATTACGAACGTTGTTGGGGATCTAATCTATGGCAATAAAAAAAACAACTCCATATGATAATACAGCCTATGAAGATGATGATATAGGCGACGGCTACGAAGGTGTAACAACTAAAAAAGTTGAAGTAGAAGATTTATCTAAAACACAAGATGCTAAAGTAATTGACACTAAAGCCTCAAAGGTTGACACTGTAAAAGATAAAGAATCCAAAGATCAAGCAAACATGAACAAGATGAAGACCGACGAAACAGGGTCTCCGCATCAGTTTGCTGAAGCAGACAAATACGAATCACGTACTGCTGACGGAAGAGTTCTAACGTTGCCGTTAAAAAATAATTTAAGAAACTACTCAAGTTTTAATTATAAAATAGGATTGTATGCATTAACTAACGAAGAACTTAATAATCCAGACGAATCGTATAGAATTAAAAAACCAAAGTATGCTATTTTACAAAGTGGCGGCGGACTTGATGAAAAGAAAGTTATAACAGCCTATGAATCAAAAGGTAAAAAAGTAGAATACTTTATTAATGGTTTAGAAATTGAATCTATTATTGCTCCTACACGTAAGAAAGGTTCAACTAACGCAGTTGGATTTAGATTAGAGGTTCAAGAACCTTATAGTATGGGATTATTTTTACAAACTCTACAACTTGCGTCATATCAAGCAGGACATGAAAACTATTTAGAATCTCCTTTTTTACTTACTATTGATTTTATTGGATACGATGATGATGGAAAAATTTACACAGTTCCAGAAGCATCAAAGAATCTTCCATTTAAACTTGTTGGTAGTGATTTAAGCGTAACTGCAGGCGGAAGTGCGTATATAGTTGAAGGTGTTGCATATAATGAAGCGGCATTAGTAGATCATACACAGCGTATTCCAGTTGATGTTACACTGACAGGTAGAAACTTAGAACAAATGTTACAGAGTAACTTAAAAAGTTTAGCACAAGAGCTAAATGCTCACGAAGCAAAAAAAGCCACAGATGACAAAATATTTACAGCCAATCAATATTTTGTTGTATTTCCTAAAGACCGTGCAAGTGCAGGAAAACTTTCCAGTAACTATTATGGAACAGCAAACGGTGCTACAGATAACTCAGAAGCATCAAAAATAAGTGTTGGACCAATCTTAACTGATCGTAAACAAAGTTCTACAGACAAACTGGAAGAGCTATATGCTCAGATAGCACAAGGTGGAGCACCACCTCCAGAGTTTGCCGCTTGGACTGAACAAGTTAAAAGTTTACTTTCAAATACACAACTTGGTCAAGACATTACAGAAAAACAAACAGGTGCAAAACATTCTAACAGTATTGGAACATCAAAGATGTTTAAACTTGAATCACTTGGTACAACTAATCAACCGTTTGGTGATGCTTCGTTTACATACGACAAAGATAAACAAGTTTGGGTAAGGTCAAGCGGACAGTTACAAATAGATCCAGGACTTGGTACAATTAAGTTTTTAGCAGGAACACGTATTCAAGATATTATTGAAGAATGTGTAATTTTAAGTGAATACGGTAGAGGTATTATTGATGCACCAGCAGTAAAAGGTATGCGTCCTTGGTTTAAAATTGATACACAAGTTTTTAATATTACAGATAGAAAAACAGAAAAGAAAACAGGAGTCCCTCCAAGAATATATGTGTTTAGAGTTTTACCTTATATGGTACACGAAAGTAAATTTATTGCTCCAGACGAAACACCAGCAGGACTAAATGCTTTGAAAATGCAATGTTGTAAACGTTACAATTATATCTATAGTGGTGCAAACGAAGATATTTTAGATCTTGAAATTAATCTTGATAATACATTCTTTAAAAGTGTGTCTCCAGGAGTACTTCCAAAGAACAATCTTGCAGACGGTTCTAAAGAAGGTGAAGATCCAGCATTAAAAACTACAATGACTGCTACTAACAATGACACACAAGTTAATACCAAAGCATTAGAAAGTCGTAACAACAATGCTAAGGCGGCAGGAGCAGTCAGTCTTGATGATATGCGTGTTGACATTGCTCGTAGATTTAACGAAGCGATTGTAAACAGTGATGTTGACTTATTAACAATTGATATGACTATTCAAGGCGATCCTTATTATATTGCTGATAGTGGAATAGGAAACTATAACTCAGAAAACACACAATTTATTAATCTTGATTCAGATGGAAGTATAGATTATCAATATGGTGAAGTAGATGTTGAAGTATTATTTAGAACACCAATTGATTATAGAGATAACGGTATTATGGGTTTTCCAGATGATACTGTGCCAGTTGATTTCTTTAGCGGATTATATATGGTAATTAGTGTTAAGAACGAATTTAATGCAGGACAGTTTAAACAAACACTTGAACTTGTGAAAAGACCTCAAATGTCTGAGAAAGCAACAGCAGACAGTGGTGAAAAAGGAACACAAGAACTTAAAACAGATAAAGCACAAGGTACTGAGCGTAAAGAAGAAGTAATTGAAGATGCCGCAGACAGAACAACAAATAATGATCAAAGGGTGTTTATTTAATGGCTAATGAATCACGTACAGTAGGCCAAGAAGCCAAATTAGATGCTGGTCCGTATATTGGAAGAGTTGTAGGACATCTTGATCCTAACTATATGGGTGCTCTTGAAGTACAACTTCTTAAAGGTCAAACAGCAAATAATGATGACGCTGGAGGCCAAACATTTAAAGTAAATTATTCAAGTCCGTTTTACGGACAAACTCCTGTTAACGGTATTAGTGCTAATCAAGGCTTTGCATACACACAACAAGCATACGGTATGTGGATGTCGCCGCCAGATGTTGGAAGTAGAGTTCTTGTAACATTTGTTGAAGGTGCGGCAAATATGGGTTACTGGATTGGTTGTATACCTGACAACTATGTTAACCTAAATGTACCAGACAAAGTTGCAACAAGTTTCTTTTCAGGAAAGGCTCAAGGAGAAGGGGCAAAATCAGCAATAGCAAAAACTAACAAAGTTGTAGTTGGTGAAATTAATAAAAAAAATCTTGCAGACAACAAAGGTAACGATCCTACAAAATTTAAAAAGTCTATCAATGAAGACTGGATGGACTTATTATATGCTCAAGGACTTGAAGCAGACGGCACAAGAGGGTTAACAACAAGTAGTGCAAGAAGAGAATTGCCAAGTATGGTGTTTGGTATAAACACACCAGGACCATATGACAAGAGACCCGGAGCACCAAAAGCAGGATACGGTCCAGGAGGGCAATCAGCACAAATTCCTTTTAACAGACTTGGTGGTACAAGTTTTGTAATGGATGACGGCGATGACAAAATTTTACGCAAAGGTCCTGCAGGTACAACTAAAAAAGAATTTGTTAATCACGAAAAAGGTGAAAAAGGCGGAGATTACACAGTACCACACAACGAACTTGTGCGTATTAGAACACGTACAGGACATCAAATATTATTACATCAAACAGAAGATCTAATACGCATAGATCATGGCAGTGGTAACAGTTGGATTGAAATGACTTCTAATGGTAAAATTGATGTGTATGCAAAAGACAGTATTAGTATGCACACTGAAAACGATCTCAACATTACAGCAGATAGAGATATTAACTTAAATGCAGGACGCAACTTTAATGTGTTGTCAAAAGATGATATCCAGATTGAAACAAACGCAGATATGATAACGTATGTTGCAGGAAACAATCAAGTTACGACACTTGGATTTTTTGATTTAAACACAACAGGACCAAACAAGTTTACAGCCGGCGGCGCAACAGATATACTCAGCGGAGGAAACCATACAGAAACCGCTCCAAATATCCATATGAATGGACCGCAGGCCGCTACCGCTACCGCGGGTACTCCGTTGAGTACACACATCTTACCTTCAGGACCTTACAAGACACCTACAAAAACTGCATCAACATCATTACACAAGCGTTTGCCACAACACGAACCTTGGCCACATCACGAAAATGTTGATCCGTTTGCATACAAACCTCTAAGAACAAACAGACTTAATGAACAACCTATACCTGAAAGTTTTGATTATGACAATACTCCAGACACCTTTAAGAAGGGTGTATAAATACTAATATGAGTAGTTTAGAGAAAAATACAGTAAGAACTGTTAGAGTAAGATCTACGGTTAAGGAACAGCCACCTGTAAAAGGTAGAGCATATAAAGGCCTTAGCACAGTCAATCCAAACAACAAATCTTACGCATTATACGACATTGGATTAATTAAACAGGATTTACTTAATCACTTCCATATTAGACAAGGTGAAAAACTTGAAAATCCAGAGTTTGGAACTATTATATGGGACGTATTGTTTGAACCTTTAACAGATTCATTGAAACAAGCAATTATAAACAATGTAACAGAAATAATTAACGGTGATCCAAGAATAAATGCAACTGGAATCATTGTTGATCAATACGAAAGCGGTATTCAAATTGAGTGTGATCTCACTTACTTGCCGTACAACATATCTGAACAAATGAAATTTAGTTTTGACAAGGATGCAGGCTTTGCATCTTAAGGAATTAAGTACTCAGATATCTCGTTTAAATAAATACATTGTAAGAGGAAAATAGATGTCAACAACGGATAGACAAAATAGATTATTACTTGCTGAAGATTGGAAGCGAGTATATCAAACATTTAAAACTGCGGACTTCAAATCGTACGATTTTGATAGTTTACGTAGAACTATGATCGCATATTTGCGTGAAAACTATCCAGAAGACTTTAATGACTATATTGAAAGTTCAGAATACCTTGCA